CTTCCTCGGCCTCCATATATTCCGGAGGAGGATTCTTCAAAAAATCCTCGTCCGACATTTCCAGGGCATTAGCCTCTTTATAATCTTCAGCCATTAGTCAAATTCTCATTCAACAGTTCTTCCTGGGTAGCTTCGTCATTTACCAAATCCTCTTCGGCATTATAGCCTTCCAGATTAACCTGAATCAGAAACTGTTTAAATCCGCCAATAGCCGTAATCTGTTGATTCAGCATTTGCTGTACAGCCTCACTCTGCATCCCCGGATGAGCTTTAAGCAATACCTGACGTACCGCATGATCCTCTAAAAAGCCTTTTTGGATCAGTTCTTTAAAGTCCTGATTCTGCTCGAGACGCAGTAACATCTGCCGGCGAGCTACTTTCTTTTTCGCGTCTTCGATCTGCAGTTCAATTTGTTCCAAATCTTGTGCTGTACTCATACGAGTCTCCCTTTGTGTCCTCCTGCCCTATTGTCGGGCGGAGCTATTACTAGGCGTTATTGCCACTTCCTGGCGGCCTTCCTGCAAACTTCTTTTCCGCCTCTTTCTGTTGTGCCTTGATCTTTTCAATTACGGCTGTATTGCTGTCTTTCTGATTCTGTGCTTCCAGATTACGCTGGTGTTTCGTTCCATCCATTTCCTGCATGTAATTCAGATCCTGGTTATCGGCTTCTGCATTATGCTTGCGTCCTTTGGCACCGGCCTCGGAAGCCTTGGCCAGATTTAGATCGGCCTGCGCTGCATCCTTCATACCACGTCCACCGGCTGCCTGTGCATCTGCATTGTGCTTCGCTGCCAAGGCTTGCTCTTTGGCAATCTGTGCATCCAGTAGCTGAATCTCTTTTTCCATCTTGGCCTGGGCAATCGGATCTGGTTGTGGCTGGTAGTTTTCAATCTTCTGAGCCAGTTCCGGCATCTTCCTTAAACGAGCAATATCACCCCAGATAATCTTAGAGAAATCCAGATCCATACTGGGTCCGGCTGTCTGTAGCATAAAGGCCAACTCTTCGGCTTTACGAGCGTCTTCTTCGGCCGTAGAGATTGCCAATCGAAGATCAAATTTGCCGGCCAAGTCATCCCGCCGTACTTCGATAAACTTCTTGGCCGTGACTCGGACGACTTCTTTGTCCGAAAGAAACTCGGCGTTCATAGCGATAATCTTACGACCAACTTCAATAATCCCGGCCGATAAACGACGCAGTATGCCCAGCTCCCGTCGGGCTGCAGCATCCAGTGCTGACCGGGCATTGGAGGCTACCGAACCCAGCGCCTGAGAATTGATTCCGGCAGCAAACGCTTTAACCCCGGACATGCTTTCCGCTTCCATATTCTGCATATTAATCATATTAAATACGGACTGAGGAATCTCCGGAAATGCGTGTTGATACACTCCCTGACGAGGATCAACGCCGGCATTGAACTCGTAGTCTTCCCCATTCATAAACTTGCGTCGATTGGTGACATCCAGCATATCCTTACGCATGCCGGTTTGACTGTTGGCTGACTTAGCCATCAGGTCAATAGCACCCCGGGTAACTGCACCGATGATATCCTGGTTGTCCTTCAGCAACTCTCCATCAGGCTCCCCATGAACGGATTCCCGTACTGGCATATAGACAGCCGAAACAAACGGAGGGCGCCGATCCGGAAAGGGATTGAGTTCCATTCGAATACAGACATCCCCTACCCAGGAAGCGACAATCTGTTGAGTTGTTCCGTCTCCTTTAGTGTCCCACTCTCCCCAGTAAGTAAAAACCACAAACTTCTTACGAGGCTTATCCTTAAAGGTAAAAGCCGGCTGTTCGTCCGTAGCTGTATCAAAATCCGGAGAAGCAATGACACTGGCCTCCCCTTCAAGCACGATCTTATCCAGATTTTTATATTTACCGTCCCGTTTTAGAATGGACAGAGATGAGGTAAACTTCTCTCCAATAAAAGAAGCACGATCCAGATCCCCATTACAGGACGGATCGATAATGATGTTGGTACTCAGGGGTAATTCCACCGTAGGATGGTTTTTAGTTTCTTCCGTTTTGGTAACCGATATTTTGCCAACCTCTTTGGCAAACATGGCTACCCCGGTTTCCTGAAACATATCCAACGCATGATCCAGACCCGTTGTACTATGATTGGTATATTCTTCGGCCTCTTCCATGCGCATCTGTAACAGTTGCGTATAATACTCAGCCAGTTGTCCGGTCTGGTCCGGCATGTATTCAAACTTGGGAATTTGTCGGGTAATTTCTTCCTCTTCCGAAACCCAACCGACTTTGACAATAACGGTACCGATATCGACGGCATCCCGAACGTAATCATCAATAAATTTAACTTTATTGATTTTAGTATTAAATTGGTTGTTGAGTACCAACTCATTCTGTTGAGCCCGTTTCACATCTCCAGCGGTTACCGGATATACATTGAAAATATCGGGAGTACTGAGAAAGGGATCCGACAACGAAGAATAGCGCCATTCAGCCTGTTTACGAATAAGTTTAGGCGCTACGTTGGATTGGTTTTTTACTTTAGATCTTTCTGCAGCACGGTTTTTTAACCAACGCTTAACATTGGCTTTATGAGATTCTTGATCGTTGGACGCATCATCAATGTTTTGCTTCAGGTCTGCAATGGTCGGCTCATTTGCCCAATCCGTCATACGAGAATTTTCTTCAACCGTTGGACGGGATTTATTCTCTTCTTCGTAGTCTACTTCGATCATAATTTTTCCTTAGATGCCCATTTTATAAGAAGGTCGTTAGACAGTACGGGACCAGAACCAAACTCAGACACTGTGTGGATCTGGAGTTGTCCTGTCAATTCTCTATTAAGCACATCGCTTGAATTAGTAATTAACTGACCACGAAATTGATAGGAATGGTTACTATGATCGTAGACAAGTATCTCATCAAAATGTTCGGTAACCGTGCCTGGGTCATTCTCTTTAAAGTTCCAGTGCAGTACGGCAAGAGTGACCCAAGGGCCCGAATCTACCGATACCTGGGCGTACATAGCACCGGTTACGGGCCAGGCTAAGGCATTGCTCAAGGTCAAGGAGCCTTTAGTTCTCAGCCCCATACAAGAAGCCGTCGTCGTCGTTACAGGAGATAGAGCGGTCAGCACGGACAACGGAGGACCCGTAATCGCTGCCGGAGACCAGTTCAACGTTTTAACCACCGGTTCTGTTTTTTCCAACAGAGCCGCTTTGATTGTAAACTGCTGTCCCGTTACTCCAGAATGCCCGTAAACCATTTCCTGCTGAGGAATTTCGACGTAGGTGATGCAATCAGGATCAACCCCAACCTGGGTATGAATCACCTGAAGGACAGGACCGGGAGCTACCTCTAATTCAATTTTAGGAGGATACTCGGTCCATAAATGATCCAAAGTCACAGTGTCATTATGGTTCGCATAGCCGCTCTGTTCTTTGGTATTGGGCATCTCCTCAGCAATACGTTCCAGATGGGCCAGGAGTTCGGGACTGAGTTGCTCCGTACCCAAAGCCCCGGTGAGCGCCGTTAACAATAAAGACAGGGTAATCGTTTCCCCGTGATTGATGATAGGCCCTCGTCCGCCCCCTTCAATAGGCACCACAACCATTCCTGCTGCTCCTAACGAACGCTCCTGTTCGCAGGTTTTCATAGGAATCAATGCAGGAAACGACAACTCTCCCATAGACTCCTGAAGCAACAATTCCGGAGCATCCTGATCCTGAGCCCAATACAGACGGGGCTGCTTAATCGGCAGCAGAGTTGTTACCTCAGTCGAACTAATTACCGTGGTAATAAAGGAAGCTTCTGTAGACATTAAGGGCGCTCACCTTTAACGTTCATCGTGCCGTAAATTAACCCATCCACTTTGCCAGCGGCCGTGGTTAATACGAGTTTATAGGTACCTTTATCAAAGGCTAGATCTTCGGTAGCTGTTGCTTCCATGCCAATCTTGACACTACTGGTTGTTAATTCAATCTCTCCACTAGCCAGAGATAGTTCTAAAAGAGCTTCCCGGGATTCTCCCGTATTCTGCATCCAAGGACGCAGTACCAGAAGATTCGCTGCAACATACAGTGCCGAAAAATCTACGTATTCCCAGACATAGCCGTAATATTCCAAATTTTCCGCATGGGTACGTTTCAGATCGGCTGCACCATTATGGATAGCCGGATCGTAGGTATACTGCTTGATTTGGGAGACCAGCTCCAATTCAAAAGAAGTTCCACGCCAAACCAACAGATCCAGTTTTGAAGGAATCATTATTTATGCCCATCCTTGTTTAACAAAGCGTTCATCATCCCGGTCATTGTCATCCGCAGACAAACCGTACAGAGCCAGTTTCTGACAGGACAACTCATACTGATGTTGGTAACTGGCGCTCTTATCAGAAGCATCCGCCGAACTATTGGCACCCATGGGTTTGTATACTCGGGCCGCCACATAATACAAAATGGCCTCTACAACCGTTGGAGGAATATTTAACAAAACGGAGTCTACAGAAAAGGAGTCATTCAATTGAACCGGATCGGGGTAGGATTGAAAAACAATACTTAATTTTTGGGGAACTTCCAGCCCTGTAATGCGTAGTGTATCCAGGGCCTTTTGTTTAATATGAGGTACTGAAAAGCGATTATTGAGGGCAATCTTGTTTCCAAGTTCGTCGTAAACATCTTTGATTTCGATGATGTTCAACGAACCTGTATTCCCTGCAGGTTGCTCAATATACCGGGTCAGAGAGGTCGCCCCGGGCTTTGCCATATAATCTGGCCGCAGATAATATAGCTCTACAGCAGGATCCGCGCAGAGAACAATTTCTTCTTCAAAAAAATTAAACCGCTTATGCAGTTCTATAATCGCTAGATTAATATGATTGATCAGTTTTCCGTATTCGGACTCATCTATACTGCCCCTGCTGTCTTTTGTAATTGCAATATTGGAAAATTCACCAGAAGCCAACAAAGAAAAGAGGTCTTTTAAAGGGACCATAAAGAATCCTTCTGTAAAGGTAAGATTAATTTGTCATACAACATACGAGCTTAATCTACCTTCGTCAAGATCTTCTTCTTCAAACTCCCACATATCCTCTTTGTTTTTAGTTAAAGTGGTTGTTTCGGACGGTCTCCATACAACCAAGGATCCCAACATAGAAACGGTATCCAAACAATCATCATTTTTGGATTTGAATCCGGCCGCAGAAACTAACTGCAATTCTGCTATATGTTCCTGAATAAAAAAAGTTTCTTTTAGCTCGGAAGGATAATACATTATATGGGATTTAAACCAGGGAACCACGATGTTGAACCGTACCATTTTATTGGTATTGGGACGGATACCCTGTTGGTTACCTGTCTTGTCTGTAGCGATATTGAAGTACGAATTACGGTCCAACATCTGTCCCTGTATCCAAGGAATAAACCCTCCCTGCTGTCCTGAAATTTCAATGCCTACCGACTGAGGACTATAGAGCTGGGCTAAACGAAACAGGTCTTCAATGTTCTTGTCCATGGTTTGCCGTTTACAAATACCATCCACCAAAAACCAGTAGCCCTTGCTATTCAGAGCCCAAACTGAAATGACAGAGTAATCGGCCGATTGCTTATCACTGGTAGCAAAGTCCGTTGTAATGTAGAAATTGAATCGATTCTTATTGGCTAACAGTTTCGAACGGTTATACCATAGGATTTCACTATCCAGAATCAAACGATCATCTTCGCTCATAATTCGCAGCATCAACTCCTGGTTAAAGTCTGCTACCTTACCTTGCGCCTTAGCAAAGGTATATTGGGCCTGGACATAAGAGTACGGAAAACGATCCGTCCAGGCTCCTCGGAAGTCCTCTTCGGTACAGGGAAACTGGTTGCAGACCGGGAAAACGTTGATCTTCCAGGCACCTGACTCGACGGCTTTATAGAGGGGATCCCTGGCATTAAAGGGAGTCCCGGACCAGATGATCTTGGAACGTGTCGGATGCAAAGCAAAGTTGACCGCTTTATTTACCGTATCCTCTACAGAAGCAATCACGGTATCCGAACGGGCATCTTCGTCTGAGATCAAATCATCCAGTACGGCCAGCTGAGGACGTACCCCCATCTCTTTGGCACCACGTACCCCCGTATTGTGGGTACGAAAGTAGTCTCCGGCGAGGAATTGGTGAGAAGGGCTGTCAATAGCGATACACTGGCTGGGCTCATCATCGATGCGCCGTATATCAATAACATTACAATTACTCCAATGCCGGCGATCATACACAAAACGATTGGCTTTTCTAGGTAATCTGAAAGGGTTCATGCCCATCCAGATTTCGATAAGGTAGGCATTGCCTTTGATTATCCTGGGTTTGGCTTTTCCTCCTAAACTCCGCACCAACCCTGCAACATCATCGGTCAACTGCTGAGATGCTGAGACAAACGTGATTCTCCCAGAACCATAAACAGAACCGTCAGTATCCAGAAGCCCTTGTAGTAAAGCTAACCGCTGTTCTATGGAACCGAAATAGTAGCCGGCAGGGATAAATTTATAGTTACCGTGTACATCGAGCAGATAATCCCGGATATGTTGATTGATCCCTTTGATGGCATAGGTGATAACATTGGGACGACGTTTATCGGCGTAATCGGCCCCCAATTCATACGGAATCTGGGTGCGGTAATAATCCATATCCGGCTGATCGCCTGTCAGTACAATACCGCTGGCCTTCCTCTTGATGGAACCATCCCCAAGCAGTAAGCCCATGGTGTAGGGATCAACCAAGAATTCTCGTTCTGGGTCTTCTAGTGCGGCGGTATTACGCACTTTTAAAACGCATTTGTTGGAAGTGCCTTGGTGGTTTTTGTTACCAAGCTTGGAGTGATTCCAGCCCAACTGCAACAGTTCTTTAGTAGATAGATTTTTATCTTCCCAGGTGGCCAGATTATTTGGATCCGTATTAACCAGTACTGAATTGATATGGTCTTCACTGACTTTCAGTGTCCGCCCGTCTTCCAGTTCTAGGGCGTACATCGGCTTATGGAAGATTTCAGACTTGGCGGTAATGGTAGCCGGAACGCCTTCTGGTCCGTAGATACGGTCACCTACTTGGCAGGAACCGATCGTGGTGAAGCCTCCCCCCTCGCTGTACAGGCGGGTATCCAATGACAGGGCTTTTGCGCCGTAGCCCTTTACAATAAATCGCCCTCCATCAGCATTGATAAACTCCCAGCGAATATCGGTAAACTTAATCGATGGAATATAAGTACGGAGAAATTCACTATTTTCCCAACGATACTCCAGATTCTTGCGCATATTCTTGACGCCGTTTTCGATACTGTCCGATACATAAATCGCCAGGTTAACCTTACCGAATCCAGGAATCTCTCCGTGAACCGCTACGTACAGAAATAGATACTCCCCAAGCAACGTGGTCTTGGCCGAACCACGAAAGCACATGTTGATTATCTTCTGATCCGGACCATGGATATTATCCAGCATCCGGAAATGAATAACCGGTGAGGTATTCTCTTCACCATCTGCCCCATTGACCAGCTTAATAAAGTTGATAAATTCTAGAGCGAAGGAGTCAGGGATATAATAAAAATCTTCCGTATAATCGACCTGATTCAGCCATTCAACGACGGATTGTTTAATGTACGGCGTCTCTGCTTTTAGAAACTCTTTACCCATTGGAGGCCTGAGAGACATCGGTAACCAGTTTGGCTTCAGCAATACTCCGGGCCGAAGCGGCGCCACTTTCAATCATCCTTCGCTGTTGTCGTGCCAATTCCATTGTGGTCTCTCGTAACTGTTGAATGGTTTGATCCTCTTTCACTCCGATATCCAATTCGATCTTCTTGGCCTCTGGCGGCTTCAAGGTGGCCAGTAGATTGGATGCCGCGTCGCAGCGTACCTTCTCGCTCTTGGCGTGCATCATAAGGTCAGCCTGTACGTTTAGCGCCTGTTGGTACAAGGGAGCATTCAGGATATGGGTTGGAACTATGGTCTGACCCATTAACAGAATCACCAACTTACTGCTGGCGTATCGAGACGCAACCGCCGCCATCTCACTTCGAGTGTCTCCCCGTTTGACTGCGGCATTGTACCGATTGGGAAAGGTCTTGGACCAGGCGGCAATATGGGTATCTCCCAGCAGCTTATGACTGACAAATTTTACCGCATGCAGGTAGGACTCGAGCTTAAACTTTCCTTCCCGCATGACAGTAGACAGCCCTACCACATTCTCTTTAAAGACGGCCGCTACCTCGGTATCGGAGATAACCGTATTGATCTGATGCAACAGCTCCGGGCTGATATTCTTCCGGACATGGGCCGGCATCGCTTCTTTAAACTCTTCTTCGGTAATCGGTTCATAATGGGACATTATTCAGATTCCCCTATGGTTAATAATGCATGTTTTAATCTCTCCAATAACCACAAAACCTCTCCTCCATCAGCACACGAAGAGGCAAAATACTCATTCCCGTCTAGGTCATAGCCAATGATAACAACTTTGGATAGTTGCCCTTGAGCTGCCGTCAGAACCCTATCTACAGGAAGGTCATGGCGAGTTACACCATTAAATGTGACAACTTTACCCATACACTCTCCTATCATTAACCAGGACGTGAAGGATTGATACGAACACCGCACCCACGTTTAGAAGACAAGATTACACGATTCGCTAAAGAAGGTCTCATCACTTTCTCTTTGCTGTTTTACAGTATTCCCAAAGATACATCGCCTCTTCATGATTCGTGCATCGTATCATGACCGGGTTGATAATAAACACTTTTCGTGGATCATGGAAGTGGTAAACATGCTCTGACCCTTCCATCGGTATATCTTTTTTTAAAGTCCTTATA